TGATGACGTTGTTTGCGACGTAAACCGTTCCGGTTCGCGTCGTTGTTGTTCCAAAAATCGTCAGCGCGTTTGTGTCACACTTATTGATCGTGTTGCCAACAACCGACACAGAATTTTGGACGTCTACCAAGTTGATGCCGTAGGTGGTTGAACTTGTCGCATCGACAATGAGATTTCCACTCACCATGACGTCAAGGGCAGACTCTTGATTTGCCGCATCATGGGACAAGCTAACAAGGCCACATCGTTTGCATGTGTTGTTTTGAATGACGACGTTCCCGTAAGGGCCAGCGGTTGCCTGATCGCATCGAATCGTCGCCTGTCCTCTGGATACGGCGCAGGAAACTGCGTTGGCATCAACAATGACATTGACGTCTGATCCGGAATAAGACCGATTGTATATGTATAGCCACGATTCGCCCTCGCCGGTCGTTGCAAGCCAGTTCATCGTGTTGTTGGTAAACGACATGGTTCCACCGACAACGGTGTTGCTGGTCAAAACACTTGAGTTTCCTCCAAAATCAAAAAACGCTCCGCGACCACTTTGTCCGACGTAGTGCGTTTGCATGGTGTTTCCATCAAACGAAAATGTTGTGCCGCGCATTTCAGCACCGTGCACCAGCACATTGCCGTTTCCTTTGCCAACGATTGTGCATCCGTTGACCGATATGTAGTCGCCAGCAACTATCATTCCTCCGTCGATAGTGCAGCCATCCGCCAGTGAGTGTTCACAGTTTCCGTGAAAATCCAAAGCTCCGACAGTGGTTGTTGACCCAGTCACGGCGGTCAAATTGGAGTATTTGACAAGGCGATTAGGAACGGCGCCGACCGAATTTCCTCCTCCTGTGGTTATCCCGTGTCGCGAGGCGTAATAGTATCCTCCAGAAACTGACACACTTGTGCTGTTTGAAACGATAAGTCCGTAATCCCCGCCATGATCAACGCTGGCGTCTTCTTGAATGGAGCAGTCGTTGATTGATACGTTGTAGCACTGATCGATTGTGATTCCGGCGTAAGAGCAGTTGTCCACATGAACGTTTTCAATAATAAAATCGGCAGCGCGTGTGATATAAATTCCGAAAACAGGATTTGCCGTATCTGGTTTTCCAATCAAACTGAAATTGGACAATGTCGCTGAACTTGCATTGGTCATTTTGTAGACATTCACATTGGCGGCGACATATCCATGAAACAGCGAGCCTTGGGTTGTGATGTTGTTGCCGCTCACGAGGGCCACGCGCTGCATTTCTCCGGCGCGATAGTATGTTCTGAAACCGCTCCACGATCCGTCGGTTGGATTGTAGATGCAGATAATGTCACCCTTGGCGACTGAAGGAGCCGACGAAAATGCCAAGGTGGACGATGCAACAACAGGGTTCGACGAAAGTGATGGAAGCTGCGTCCATGTCCCAGCAGCAACATTGATGTGTCTTCCGCTCGTCAAATTGGCAAAAGATGCCGCGCTTCCATCCAAGATTGTGGCCGAAGGGCCGTCCCCGAAGACGCTTACATTCACGGGAACATTGATTGTTGACCCAATGCGGTAAGTTCCCGCGGGAATATGGACACGCTTGGCTCCGCTGCTTAATGCGGCTTGTATTGCTGTTGTATCGTCTGCAATTCCATTTCCAACTGCGCCAAAGTCTTTGACGTTGACGACGTCGGCAAAGCGGTCCCTGAGCGTCCTCCCGGTCGTGCTTCCAGTGGCCGTGACGGTGCCAGTCCCGTTGAGAAACTCGCTGGCCGTGGCTCTCTTGACGACACCAGACTGACGAATGACAAACTCGTCAGACGGACCCACGGTTGTAGCGTCAGTGAGAAGCGGAATGGCCGTGGCGAGATCGGCAATCTCCTTGCCGCCCATCGTCGAGCCGTCGTGGACTCTGAGACTCTCGCGGTCGGTGTCGACGGTCACCTCCCCGGCCGCTCCCGTGAAGGCGTCGTTCTGGGCCGTCGTTCCGCGACGAAGCTGCAGGACCTGTGCCATGGCTAGGTGAGCCCTCCAAGGTCGTAGGTGAAGAAGATCACCGTGTCAGAGACGAAGCCCATGTCAAACGGGAAAGTCAGGGGCACGACGCCGAAGGCAAATGCGGCCCAGTATGCGTCTCCGGGGGTCGAGTCGATGCACATCCAGACGACCTGCGTCTGCTGGTAGTCCTGGAGCCACAGGGAGCCCCTGCGGTAGCCGCGGTCTGCGTCGTCAAACTGGGTCGGGGGACTGTCAGACCTGAGATTCGAGCGGCGAATGAACGACTGACGGCCCTCCAGGCCCATCGCGTAGTCGCGCAGGGTCGTGGCGCCTGGCAGATAGACTGCCGGATCTAGACTGGAGTCCTTGAACATGCCTCAGATTCTTTCTGTCTCGACTCTTGGAGGGGGAGGAACCCACCAATCCCGCGACCTCCCCCTCCAATGTGTCGAACCAGAACTTAGAGGCCCGTCGAGCTGGTCAGGCAGGTCTCTAGACCGGTGTCGAACGTGCAGCGCTTGTAGGCGAATGGCACGACCGCGTGCGGTCGGATCGGCTGGTATGCCCGGCTGATCTGATAGATGTGCTGACCGTAGTCGAGGAACAGGTTGCAGTCGTTGTCGCGCTGAGCAACCCACTCGAGTTCACCCATGTGGAGCTGCGGCGCGAACTTGAACGAACCCTCGCCGGTGTAGCGCTCGGGCGTGAGACGCGCGAAGCTGTCGCCGGCGACGAGGAACCCGATCTCATACTGGGCAGAGACCCACGCCGGATTGCGGCGAGCTCCCTTGCCGTTGGTGACCGAGACGCCAATCTCGGGCTCGATGAGGTTCGGGCTGCCGTTGGTCATCGTGTTGAAACGAAGCGGCTGGCTGTCGACGCCGAGGGCGAACCCGCGGTATCCCTGGAACGAGTAGCCGGTGAGGGCCTCGTTGCCGAGACGGAACGAGCCGGCCGTCACATAGAGCAAGTCTTCCTTCACGTCCGCATCGTTGCGGAACGCCTCGATCTGATCGATCGAAGCGATGACCATGAAGAAATCACCGCGCTCAGTGCCGAAGGGCTCAGCGAGCAGGTCCTCGCGAAGAAGAGTTCCGAGCTTGTAGAGCGTGCGGAAGTTCATCTGCGCGTCGGGCAGCGCGTTGTAGAACGGGGTGTCGATCTGCTGAGAATCGCCCGTGACGAGGTTGTCGAAGGTGACGCCCTTCTTGGCCACGAACTTGACACCGGAGCGGCGCAGGAGCGTCGCGCGGATGTCGGAGTTCATGATCTGAAGGATTCCCTTCTCCAGGGCCATCTGGGCCTGGAGATAGGCGCCCTTGAACGCCGTGCGGCTCGTCTTGACGCAGACGCGGGGACCGCGGCCACGAAGAGACTGGAGCTGGTATTGATACTCGGTAGAACCGACTTCATCGGGGTCGGCCCCGACACCGCAGAGAGACACGTCGTTGGTGAACGAGGGCTCGGCGAGCGAGGCGTTCATCACGGCGCGTTCCTGCACGACAGAACGGACGACATCCGAGACGTTCGGAAGCGTTCCGCCCTTGAGAACGTTCATATACGGACTCTTGCGAGCCAGGACCTTTGCGATCTGGCCGACAATCCGATTGACGTCCTTGGCCGCGAAATTCTGTACGGCCGACAGGTCAATGCAATCATTAGGCATAATGCTTGTTGTGCTTTCTTTCTTGAGGTTTCCGGTTGAATGGCCAGGCATCTTCAGATGCTAGGTCTTTCAGTCTGTCCTCGGCACGTTAGGACTGTTGTGCGGCCTGTTTGCCACGGCTGGTCCGCGGCCCACCAATCGCTTTCGGCGATCAATCGCAATGGCAAGCTATCCTCGCTGCGGGAGAATAGAAAAACCTTTTTTCTGCGAAGGAACCAGACGACGTCTCACCCAGTCGCGGGCAGTCGAGTCCTTCACGCCGTGGAGCCACACGCAGTCGTCTCTCAGGAGATGCTCGAAGACGAAGGGCTCGACGTTTCTTGCCTGGTAGAGATTGCGGATCTCTGGAATGTCCTCCCACCCGAGCTGGTGAAAAACGTTGGCGAGGTAGGTGTCCCAGGCGACTCTCGTGCTGCATCCGGCGAGGCGGTGGTCCATCGTCACGACCATGGGATGAAAAAGGGCGTTGCCGTTGATGTGCCCGACTCGGTGCTCGCCGTTCGGGTGCCAGCATCCGGCGACGGCCGACTCGGCCCTGTCCCAGGCAGAAAGAAGTCTCTGGGGCCAGTCGAGAACGAGCGGGATCGCGTCGGCCTCGGTCGTGAGGACCGCGTCGTACGCCCACTCCCTCGACCTGTGCATTGCCGCGATGTGCTGCATCATGTCGCACCACACGCCGTTGGGCCCCGCGGGGAATCCAGTCTCATGCCTCTTTGACCGGTAGACCATGACCTTCTTGAACGCGGAGGACAGAAGTTCCTCGATCTCGCGCGGTCTGGCGCAGTCGCGCCTGTGGACGACGAGGGCATCGACATCGCGGTATGGCGTGCCCGCGCAGATGTCGGCGTGCAGGCGAGCGACCTCGATCCCATCTGACACGTCGCCGGAATAGACCTGCAGGGCGTAGAGAAGGCGACTCATTGTTCGATCTCCTCCAATTCTTTCATCGCGGCGTCGATTCCTCCCCAGCTCCAGAACTGACGCACGTGGACTGGACCCTGCTCTGGCAGTCGCCACGCGAACTGTTCGTGTCGGTGCCTCCATGCGTGCGCCCCGATCACGTTGAACTCGGTGAAACTGCGATGCGGCCGAGAGAGCACGTACGTCTCAAGGTCAGTCTCATGTCTCTTTTCAATGAAGTCTCGCACGTCAGAATACAGCCATCTCGGATACATGAACGGATGGCGGCGCATGAACTCCTGACTCGGCTCGTATCCAAGAATCTCGGCCACGATCGGCTGCCACGGACTGTCGATCCGAGAATACGGCTCGTGATACAGGATGACTCTGCCGTTCTCAACGAAGTCGTCTGGCGACGTCTCTCTGACAAGCATCGTGTCTGAGTCCATGTGCATGATGAGATCTGCGTCAGAATACTGGTCTGCCCTCATCTTCGTGATCTGCTGGCCGAGATAGTCGTCCTGGTATCGCGGACACTCGTGGATGATCTCTCTTGTCAGGTGGGACAGCGGGCCAGAGTCTCCCTCTGGCACGACAATGTGCACGTGACGGAATCCGCGGGCGTGGCGCTCGATCTGTCTGAGGCAGTGCCACAGCCAGCAGTAGTCGCCAGGGTAGGTCCTGATCAGGATGTCTGCCGTGGAAGACATAGGATGTCGTATTGTGCTCCCTTCTCTGGAGGATGGGCGGTCACGTCGTAGCCGAGTCCCTCGACTGTCTCGATGAGACGCTCTGGAGTCTGGCCACGGCGGGCGAGTGCTCCCTCGTTGACCTCGATCCACATCTTCGGTCTGCAGCGGTAGATCGTGCCCGCCGCTCCACGGACTGCCTCGATCTCGCAGCCCTCGACGTCGAGCTTGATGAAGTCGCAGCGCTCGAGATTGATCGCATCGAGAGGAATCAGGTGGATCTCGCCCGGCGTCTCGACGACATGGCCAGAGCCGGCATTGAGCGCCTGGGCGTAGGCAAGAAATCTCTCCTGGTCAGACAGCCCGGCCCTCACGATGATGGCCTCTGGACAGTTGTGCTCGAGACACTCGAGGGCCTCGGGATTGATCTCGAAGGCGATCACGTGGCCGTCTGCCCCGACCTGGTCGATGTATGCTCTCGTGTGGTCTCCGATGAAGGCCCCGGCGTCGACGACCCAGTCGCCTGGTCTGATGTGCTCGAGAATGATCGGGAGGGCATGCCGGTCGTGGTCGAGTCGGCCAGATTCTTCGACCCACGCAGAGATGTGGGTGTCATGTTCGATGACGGCGATATTGTTTGGAAGGATCTTCATAGAATGTCATCTATGGCAGACGTGTGGTGGCCGTAGACTCCGTGGCCGACGTGCAGGGCGTGCAGCATCGTGTCGACGTTCGGCTGGAAGCCGCATTCCCTGGCCCTGGCGCAGAAGGCGATGTCCTCTCCTCGGCCGTCGTTCTCTGGCTGAAAGAAGTTAAAGGGCATCTCTGGATTCGTCGGGTTGAGATCAGGAAACTGCGTCTGCATCTTCTCGAAGACTCTCCGATGAATCAACAGACAGCCCGTTCCGATCCAGTCGCAGGGCATGATCCCGTCGTGGAACGAGGCCGCGCGGGCCCGGTATGTCTCGTCGTTTGCCAGACTGTTGACGGCCCTTCCTCTGGGATGCCGGGTGAAGTAGGTCGCTCCAACGATGTCAGCGCCATGGCCGATGAGCCGGTGCGCCACATGGAGTGCCGTGGGAGCCGTGGGATACGAGTCTGGAAGACGGCACATCGCCCGAAGAAAATCTGGCCGTCCGATCGGAGGAATCATGTCATCGTCTATAAACAGGAGCCACTGGGCGGGCGTGGCGAGGAACTTCATCGCCAGCTCGTTCCTGGCATGGTAGATCATCGCGTCTCCGACCTGCATGTCGAACCTGACTCGGTCCTTGCCGAGATCTAGAGCGAGCGCGACGAGACACCAGGCAGTGGCTGGATTGGTCTGCTTGTAGCACGGAAAGCCAACGAACAGGTCACGGCCGAGCCACTCGGGCTCCTGCTTCCATCCGAGCGGAGGTCCCGGCGTCTGAATGACCGTCGTCGGTCCGAGGTCGAGATCGTCTGGATCAAGACCCTCGATTCGACCGGTGTGGCTCATGACATGGCAGACTCGGCCGCCATGAGACCGACCTCGATGGCATCCTCGTCAGACATCTTGTTGGG